GCGCCTGCTAGTAGCACAGGGCTACAACGTTAAAGAAGACTCACTGTTTGATGCAAACACCGAGCAGGCCGTTAAGGCATTTCAAACTAAAATGGGCTTGGTTCCTGACGGCTTGGTGGGTGAAAAAACCCTGCAAACATTAAGAACGCGTAATAAAAACCCAAAGTTTCTTACGCAACAGCACATCACCGCAGCTGCAGAAGCATTAGGCGTATCAGTGCCAAGCATCATGGCCGTGAACGAAGTTGAAAGCAACGGTGCAGGCTTCTTTGAAGATGGCCGGGCAAAAATACTGTTTGAGCGCCACATCATGTATCGCCGCCTTAAAGCAGCCGGCTACGATGCAGACGCCTTAGCTATCAAATACCCTAAATTAGTAGGTCAAGTACCTGGTGGTTACCGTGGCGGCTGGCCAGAGTACACACGCCTTAAATCAGCACAAGCCATTGATCACGACATCGCGCTAGAGTCCTGCAGCTGGGGGCAGTTTCAAATCATGGGCTACCACTGGAAGGCACTAGGATATAACAGCATTCAACACTTTGTTGAATGCATGCAAAGTGGCGAGTCAGCACAACTCACCGCATTTGTTCGATTCATTCAGGCCGATGTAGCGTTACACAAAGCGCTAAAGGCTAAAAAATGGGCAGACTTCGCACGTATCTACAACGGCCCATCTTACAAAAACAATATGTACGACACCAAACTAGCCCGTGCTTATGACCGCTATGCGGAAGAAACGGCCACAGCATGATCAATATTAAAGCATGGCTAATCGTTAGCTTAATAATTGCGTCCTTAGCAGCTGTAGGCATTCTGGCCTATGAAAACAAATCACTCACCGGTGATAACAACTTGTTAACTGTAGAGCGCAATGCAGCACAGGCACAGGTAAACGCGCAGCAAGAAATCATCACGCAGATTACAACGCGTGAAAAAGAAAACCAAGCAGCACACAGCAAGCTAATTGCGCAGCTATCTACCACTAAAAACCTACTTACCAAGCACGAGCAAACTATCCGCACATTGGAGCAAGAAAATGAACAAATTAAAGCATGGTCTAACACTCGCCTGCCTGATCCTGTTATCAGCCTGCGGCAGCACCCCACCTTTACCGGAAGTCAGGATTATAGAAACTGGCTGTCCGAGCGTGACACGCTGCCAATTACCAGCCTCCAACCCACAAACTAACGGAGACTTGCGCCGCAATGTAGAGGCGGCAGAAGCAGCATGGCACGATTGCGCATCTCAAGTCGATGCCGTTTACGAATGCCAACAAAAACAAAGTAACCGTACAAGCACAGGCGCAAAAAATGAATAAACCAAGCAGCTTGCGTACTGCGTTAGAAGCAGCCCTCCCCGATCTGAAAAAGAACCCAGAGCGAGTGCTGGTGTTCATCGATAAAGGGCAAATCGTTAGCACACAAGCGCCTACCTTCAGCTTTGAGTACCACTACACGCTCAACGTCATCATCACAGACTACAGCGCCCACTCAGACACTGTATTCATCCCACTATTAGTTTGGGTACGAGAGCATCAGCCAAGCCTGCTAACTGGCAAACCAGATAGTGGCATTAGCTTTGAGGCTGAAATCATCAACCATAAAAGCACCGATATCAGCATCACCTTAGCGCTCACCGAGGCAGTTATCGTCACCCTAGAGCAAGGCAAATTATTATCTCGCCATGCAGAAGAGCCAAAGCTACTAGATATCACCGGCCCTACTGGCTGGCAGTTATTCGCTAACGATAATGAAGTGCTGCAAACGCCGCTTGAAGTTATTAACCAATGACAGATGATGTTAAAAAACTAGAGGTGTTCGCCCAAGGCTTGGTGCAAAATCTTAACGGTACCGCACGCCAATCGCTATCGAGAGAAATAGCTAAAGATCTAAGAGCATCACAAGCGCAACGCATTACCGCACAACGTAATCCAGACGGCACCGCATACGAGCCACGTAAACCGCAAAAGCGCAGTAAAAAAGGCCGCATCAAACGCGCTATGTTTACTAAAATTAAACTTAACCGGCACTTAAAAGCCAAGGCCACACAAAGCCAAGTAAGCATCTCGTTTACGCCACAAGTAGATCGCATCGCAAAGGTTCACCAGTTTGGCCTGCGTGATCGTGTTAGCCGCATCCGTAACCTCACCGTTAAATACCCAGAGCGCCAACTACTAGGCTTTACCGATGCCGATATCAACCACATTAAAGACCAGGTGATTGATCACTTAGCAAAGTAACTAGCCATAGTTCTATTTATTGCGCATAGAACTCCCCTAGCCACACTACTATTTTGCACTTGGTTAAATTCATCACATGGATTTAGCCCAACTCTCCAGATTAATTGAAAACCTCATCCGTGTAGGCACAATACACGAGGTAAATCACGACCAAAAACTTTGCCGTGTGACTAGTGGCGGCCTAACCACTGGCTGGTTACCTTGGTTTAGCTTACGCGCTGGCACAACTAAAGATTGGGATCCACCAACCCAAGGTGAGCAATGCATCATTTTAAGCCCAAGCGGTGAAGTTGCTGCAGGCGTGGTTCTAGCTGGCTTATACAGCAACGCCTTTAACGCCCCAAGCTCAAACCCAGATGAATGCCTGCGTGAATATCCAGATGGTGCACGCATTAGCTACAACCACGCCACAGGTGCACTTAATGCCGTTGGCATCAAAACCGCACTGGTAGAGGCCGCCACATCAATCATGATTGACTGCCCACAAGTCACCTTCACCGGCAAGGTCAACATTCAAGACTTACTTACTTATGAAAACGGCATGGTCGGCTATGCAGGCGAAAACACTGGCGCAAATATTACTGGTGACGTTACAGCGGACGGCATCAGCCTCGTACACCATCTACACACAGGCGTGGTGGCCGGTGGAAGCAACACAGGCCAGCCAGTATGAAAAGCATAGGCATGAACGCAAAAACTGGCCGCAAAATTACAGATATAGAACATATCTGGCAAAGCTGCCGCGACATTTTAACCACACTCATCGGTACGCGCATCGAGCGCCGAGATTACGGCTCACTGCTGCCAGAGCTAATTGATCACCCACACAACGCAC